TGTGCATACCGTAGTCAAGGTGCTTTTTACTAAAAAGTTCCAACTGCTCCTCCATGACAGCCATATAACCATCGTAAATAGTAGGATATTCTTTTTTGAGTATTTCGGTAGCTGGTAAGCCATATTTGATTGTATCTTCACTCATAACCTAAATATAATAACTTTACTTTTTATTTCCAAACCCTTTAACTGTACTATCTTCTCTATCTAAACGCTCTTCTATTTCTTGAATTTTTTCAAGTACTGTAGTTAATGCGGCGTTTGTTTCTTCAATAATAGCAGCATCAATTTCAGCTAACTCATCTAATCTTTTTGCTGATTGGGGATTAGATTTAGGTTTAGATGTTCTAATAAGTAAAATAGTAAGTAAAATGATTGGGGCTACTAATAACATTACAATAAACATCCCTGCTACTGTTGTTAAAATATTTATCATAGTACTTCTTTTTCGTAAGGTAAATATCTTTCAATCGCTTCTAGTCTATCATCAGCATCAGCTAGCATATTAATAGCTTCTTCTGCATTTTTATAAAAATCTTCAGTAGAATGGTCACCGATACCAACTGCTCTATCATTTAAAAGTTCTAAAGATAATAATGCTTTTGCTTTATCAGCTTCAGCTGATTTAATAAGCATATCTCTTAATGAATTCATAACTCTATGTTTTTGATTAATTTTTCTGTTTCTTTTTCATCTACCCCCATTTTCCAAAGTATTCCCCGCACACCATGTTCTTGTAAAATATCAATATATTGATCTGCTTCTCCTAAACTACATTCTAAATACTCAGCAATATATTCTGCTACTTCTTTATAGTTTCTTTTGTTCTCGTTTTTAATATACTTTAGGTAGGTTTTTTTCTTTGGAATCATTTCTCGGTAAATGGTATAAATTTGTTTCTTACTTTGTGGATTTATCTTTTGAATATAGTTTACAATATCTATATAACTAATATCCATCGATACATATCTATGTATCATGTAAGAATTAAAGTTATTCCATGATTCTTCCGAGATTTCGTGAACAGGAGTTTTATAAAGAGTGATTTCATTTAACCACCCCCAAATATTTTTTATTTCCTTATTCTTCGACTGTATCGTACTCATCTACCAATTCCTTAGGCAAAGTATCCTTCAAAATTTTACCAGTTTTTACATCATAAAATACTGGGATTGGGATAAGAGCATCTTCAGAGGTTCCTAGGGCAAATTTAGATGCTTTACGAAGAATAAGTCCTTCAGCTACTACAAAATTACCATCAGGTGTTTCTACCTTTTGAGTGTTTTTCAAATCAATATTAAGTTGAGGTTGTTGTTGTTGATTCATTTTTTACTTATTTTAATTCAATTAATTTTTGTATGAGTGCCATACAGTTGATTTCTTTATCAATACGGAAGTTGGATTGGTAACTATATTCATTGATATAAATTGCCACCATTCCTTCATTACCACTTGCATATACATGAGCGTTATCATAAAGATAACGATAAAGCTCTTCAAAATCACTAACGTTTGCATTAGCAATGATTTGACGAATTTCCCGCCATTTAGGTTTAGCATTATTTAATTCTTTTAGTATTGATACCATATAATTAGATGATACTAATACTGATTTATCTATAACCAATTTTTGGTCTTGAGTTGATAACTGAATGGTATTAAGACATTTACGTAAATCAGGATAATATTGATTTACAATAATTTTAATATCTTCTATATCATAAGAAATAGCTTCATGAGCCATAACTTTAGCTAAATGTACTGCTACCTCTTTTTTACTAGGGGGAATAACTTTAAGTACTTGACAACGTGATTGAAGGGGGTCAATAATACGTTCAACATAATTACACGTCATAATAAAACGTGTAGTACGTGAAAATGTTTCAATTACGTTTCTAAGAGAAGCTTGCGCCTGTATCGTGAGAAAATCCGCCTCGTCCAAGATAACCACTTTGAGTGGTTTGAATGAAGCAGTTGAAGCAAATCCGGAAACCTTGTCTCTAATAGTTTCGATACCTCTTTCATCACTCGCGTTGATATATAAGTAATCACAATTAAGGTTATTAACAATGAGTTTAGCCAAAGTCGTCTTACCTGTACCAGCGGGACCATAGAAAATAAGGTTTTGAATGTCATTTTGTTCTAGATATTGTTGAATAGTTTTTTTAATATGTTCGTTACCAACATACTCATCTAAATCTTTAGAACGATATTTTTCAACTAATAATGTGTGATCCTTAGTAGTCACCATAAATGTTAAATTTCTTAGGAGGTTCTGGTTTAATTTCTACTTCCTCTGTGCGTATAACATACAACTTTCCTTGGAGGGGAGCAAGTCTAAATTCAGCTTTTTCACCTGATCTTTGGAACCAAGCTTCTAATGCTTCAGTAATTGACTTATGTACAATCGTATCCCCCTCGAGGACCCATTGGTCCCCAGGGGGTTTACGAGTTGCAATAACTTCTAGAAATTCTTGTTTTTCTACTTTCATTAAAACATTCCTCCCATACCCGCCATCGGGTTAGCAGGTTCATTATTTTCTGAAGGTTCATCAACGACTGTACATTCCGTAAGTAGGATAGTACCTGCAACTGAAGCAGCATTTTCAAGTGCTGTACGGGTAACTTTTACAGGATCAATAATACCTGCTTCTTTCATATTAGTAATTTCTCCTGTTTTAAGATTATAACCATCCCAAACATTTTCACTAAGTGTAACATTCATAGCAAGCATTTCAGATTTAACTTGCTCATAACCAGCATTTTGGAGAATTTGACTAAATGGTTTACCACAAACCTGGTGTACAATACGAGAACCAATACCACTTTCTCCTTCAGTAGTAGTAATTTCTTCACGAGCATAAAGTAAAGCAGCACCACCACCAGGAACAATACCTTCTTCGATAGCAGCTTTAGTAGCATGTAAAGCATCTTCTACTCGGTCTTTCTTTTCAGAAATTTCAGTTTCAGTATTACCTCCTACATGAATAATAGCTACACCTCCAATAAATTTTGCCAATCGTTCTTGGAGTTTTTCTTGTTCAAATGGTGATTGAGCTTGTTCAATTTGTTGTTGTAGTTCTTCAATACGTGATTCAATTGATTCAACTTCTCCTTTCCCATCAATGATTGTTGTTTGGTCCTTTGTTACATTGACTGTTCTAGCTTCACCAAACCAATCCCAATTAAATTTATCAAGTTTCATTCCTTTTTCTTTAGAAAATACTTGACCTCCGGTCAATACAGCAATATCATCTAAGATTAGTTTTCTACGATCTCCAAAATCAGGAGCTTTAACGGCACATACATTAATTGTACCACGCATTTTGTTTACAATCAAAGTAGCAAGTGCTTCATTATCAATATCTTCGGCAATGATAAGAAGAGAACGATTTTGATTTGAAACTCCTTCTAGTACAGGTAATAACTCTTTTACTTGTGTAAATTTTTGATCTGCAATCAAAATAAAAGGTTTATCTAAAGTAGAAGTCATTGTACTATTATTAGTAACAAAATAGTGTGATTTATAACCTCTATCAAACTGCATACCTTCTACAGTTTCAAGATAAGTATCACCTGCTTTAGAAGCTTCAATTGTTACTACACCCTCACGACCTACTTTATTAATAGCTTCAGTAATAAGTTTTCCAATTTCAGGATCATTATTAGCTGAAATGGTAGCAATTTGTTCTAATTGGTCTTCTGAAGAAATATCTTCAGCATTTGACCGAAGGGCTTCTACAACATTTTTTACTGCTCTATCAATGTCACGTTTAATTTCAACTGCGTTAGCACCATTGTTTAGATGGGATAAACTTGCTTTTACCATTTCACGAGCTAATAAGGTTGAAGTTGTAGTACCATCACCTGCTTTATCTGCGGTTTTAATTGAGGCTTGTTTTACCATTTGTACTCCTAGTTCTTCAACTGGGTCTTGCAATGAAATGCTTTTAGCAACTGTTACCCCGTCCTTAGTTGATTGTGGATAATCCCCAGGCTTTGAGATTACAACATTACGACCATGAGGACCTAATGTAGCAACTACAGCATCTGCTAATTTATCAATACCTTTTACTAGTTTTTCTCTAGATTCTGAACCGTAATTAATTATTTTACTCATTATTTATTAATTTTTGCTAAAACTTCATTTTCTTTACCAATCCAATATTCTTCACCTTCATAAGTGAACTTAGTAAATCCCATTGTAGGAAGAACTACAGTATCTCCTACTTGCAATTGAGTAGCTATAAAACTACCACCTGCTATTACATGGCCAGGACCTACAGCTACTACTTCGGCAGCTTTATTTACATCATCTCCTAAATCAGGAACTACAATGTTACCATACATTGTTTCTTCTAATTCTACTGGTTTTACAACTACAGCATTGTATAGTGCTTCTAAATTCATAAATTTACAATATTATTTAATTTTTCTTCAATTTGATTATATTCTGCAACATATTCAGCCAGCGAACTGTAATCTTTACTTGATAAATCATCTTTAGCAATCTTTCTAATAGCAGGTCCTAGTTTAGAAAAGAAACCTAAGGTTTGTTGATAAACTTTTCCGCTATCAGCTGTTACATTTTTAACAACAGCGTAATTGCTTTCGTCAATTTGGATCATATAAGGATCCAGTTGTGGGTCTGTAATAAAATTTGGCATAACTATTTTTTTTACGTTTGGGTGAATATACGAAAAAGACCCTAGGGTCACAAATTAAAACTATTTAATTTTTAAAACTTTTGGCTTAGCTTCTTCAGCAAATGGAATTTCAATTGTTAACAATCCATTTTTCATTTCAGCTGTAGCATTGGCTAAACTAAATTTAGAAGCAATTTTATAACCTAAATTAAACGAACGTCTTGCGATACCTCGGTGGATCCAAGTTCCGTCTGGTAAGTTGTCCTCACCTTTGTCGTATGTAACTCTCAAGACATCACCTTCGATGTTAATCTCGATGTCTTTCTTTTCTAAACCGGTACATGCAATCTCAAAATGCAAGCCTTCGGTTGTTTCTAAAATGTCTACTGGGTGGGAATGTTTGGCTTCAGTAGCCGGTTGGAAGTTTAAATCAGACTTAAAAAAGTCTTTAAACAGTAAATCGAATGGAGCGAAGTTACGCTCATAAAATAGTGTACTCATATCACTTAAATTTATGCTGTCCAAAGATCAGCGGTTAATAAAAAATATTACGTGCCCTAGGGTCTTTCGTATTCTTTTATAAATATATTAAAATTCAGTTTCTGCACGTCTTACCATAAAGTATTCGCTAGCAATTAAATCACTATTAAATTCTAGTTTCATCAACCCCATTGTACTTAAATATAAACTACCACCCTCCATATCTTTATTTGCTTGGAGAACAGTTTTTAGCATATCTGAATTAAAAGGTAGTTTCATATCTTGTTCTTTAATGTCACCTTGAATTTGGTAAGTAATTTTGTTGTTATGACCTGATTCATCACCAAATACAAACTCACAAACATCTTCACCATCTAAATCCTGAGTTGTAGTAACTAGCATATTATCTACTCCTGGTAATGCACTTTTAGCTTTAATAATATTTTCAACATCCTCAGAAGTAAGAGTTAATTCCACTACCCAATCAGGAACATTAACCGTACCTACTTTATCAATAAGCAAGGGATCAGATAAAGCATAATTTAAGTTAAAGTTCATATCTGAAATCTTTAATTTTGTAAATACTTTATTTGTTTTTTCTAGTTCCAAAAGTAAATCACCATTACAAATTGAGATTAAATTAGATAATTTTTTAGTGTCATAAATAGCTAATTGACTATTTTCTAATTGAAAATCATTACAAGTAACACTGCCAATAACATCTTTAGTAGGTGTCATAAAATCAATATTTAACATATTATTATTTACAACCCACTTAACAGATTCATTAAGCCCTAAGTAGTACTTATTAATAATACTTTGTAAAGTTAATTTACTTATCATAAGTTAAAAAACATTTCTTTATATGGGTTAAGATTTAGTGTCCAACCTAAATCATTATAAAATCCTTCTAATTTATTTAATAAAATTGATTCAAAAATTTTCTTTCTATCGGCATATTGCTCAATAAATGTACGAATTTTTTCTGGGAGATCAAAATCAAGGAATGAAATAGCTTCAATCTGGTATGGGTTAGGTTTTAAATAAATCCATTTTACTTTATCACCTTGAACAATATAACTATGTTCATTATTTAATTTCCAAAATCTAAGTAAATCATTATACTTAATTGTAGCACGAACCGAAGCAGGTGCTCCTTTAGCAATTGAAGAAAACATTTCACCTGCTCTAGCTTTACGTTCAATATACTTATTTAATGTTTTAACAGATGTTGGATTACCTAATGAAGTTAACGGTATACTACCGTCTAATATTTTCTGTCTAAATTCTTTAACGCGAGCATCGATCTCATTTTGATTCGCACCTTTCAACACATCTACAAGTGCTTGTTTAAAGAAATTACCTAATACAGGAGGGAAATTAGCCTTTTTAAATTCAAGACCTTTAACATCAAGTGATTCTTTTGTAATACCTTCTTGCTTCGTAATCCACTGAGCGTAACGTCTTGTAGCTCTAAAATATGCCGAACGGATAACACATTCTGTTTTCATTTCAAGTCTGTGCTTACCCTTAGCATTAAAACAATCTGTGGCTAAATCATCATAAGAATCAGTAATAATATCTTGATACTTAAGAGCAACCTCTTCTAACTTATCATCTTTTTCCTCACTAGACATTTCAGTAAAGTTAGGGTATAGATGTCTAAGTAAAGGCTCAGCATGAATATAAATAGAATCCGTATCTGAATATGCTACGTAATTAGTATCTTCAGGGTCACAAATCCACCAAGGTGTGTCTTCTATATGCTTCATTCAAAAACTTGTATTTCTCCTAAATTATGTGATGGAATATAATACTTGTACTCGTATTTATCAAGGTACTCAAATACAAGCTCTTG